CCATAGGATGCCCACGTCGTTACCTCACGCTGTCTGGACCTTCGTCGTCGTGTAGAGGATCGCCCCGCCGCCCGTGTCGCCGCCGTCGTCGGGAATCAGGGTCCCTTCGTCATCGAATACCAGGGGCGTATCGTCGCGCTCGCGCCCGGGGTACCAGCGATCCATTAGGCGCTTAACGATCCGGGCCACGATCAGCAGGACGCGCGGGTCCCGCGGACCGCTGCTATCGGCGGGATAGTCCGCTTCCAGGGCGGCGGCGCCGTAGACCTGGGACCCCCAGTATTCGGCGCCCGATCGCAGTTTCGATTCCGTGACCCAGGACCATTTCGGCGGGCTACACCAGGGGTCCGCGACCAGCCATTTCCCGTCGCTGTATTCGGGCGCGACCGCCATCGTATGACCGTAGGCGCCCGACCCCGACAGGCAGGGTCCGCCGACCTTCGCGTGCCATACGTCCAGGTGGACCAGGCGCCCGGCGCGCAGGTCCGCCAGGGCGTTATCGAAACTGTTTCCGTCCATGACCCGCAGGTCCTGACCGTACCCGCGGTCCCATGCCTGGTTCGCGTCGCCGCTGTCGGTCCCGCCGGACTGGTCGTCCTGGTAGGACCGCATTTTCGATCCGGTCGATTTCTTCGCGCCCAGGGTGTGATAGTCCAGCCCGGTCGCGATCGATGCCATCCGGCAGTTACTGTTCGCCAGGCTGGACCCGTCGCGCTGGGTCACGGGCGCCGCTCGATACGTCATTCGTCCCCATCCTTCCCGTGTCGACGGTTCCAGGCGTTCAGGCCCAGCAGCCCGACCAGGACGGCGCCCAGCCCGCCCAGGACGCCCGGGACGCTAACTAGGGTCGGGTCCTGGCCCGCTAGGACGATCGCCGCCCCGATGACGACCGACAGCAGGACGACGACCGCGATTAGGCCGGTCTGATGCGCCGTCATCCCAGGGACGACCAGTCCAGGGACAGGCGGTCCATGCCCGCGTCCCCGATGCCCAGCCCGCGCAGGCTGACCGCGTCCCAGTAGCCGACCTCCGTCGCCGCCGGGACGCCGCCGCCCAGGTACACGATCGCCCGCAGGGCGTCGACCGAACCATCGGTCGGGACCGTGAAATAGCCTTCCAGGTAGACCCAGCCCGATACCTGGGTATTCAGGGTCACGACGGACGCCTGGAACGACCCGTCCAGGTACGTATCCAGGCGGACGTACGCGGGCGCCGTCCCGGCAGCCTTCCGGACCCAGCCGCAGATTCGATAGGTCACGCCCTGGATGATCGGGACGGTCTGCGACGCGCCCGGATAGGACGCGATCCCGTCGCCCGCGATGCGCAGGACGCGGGACCCGTCCTGGGTCCCGCCGGACGGCGGGACGACGGCGGATCGGTTCGCGTTCGGTCCGCCCCAGGCAGCCAGCGGCGGGTCGCTTTCGAACGACCCGTCCGCGACCAGTTCGGCGTCGTCCGCCAGGCGCGACAGGCGGGTCCATAGGCCCAGGTAGGCGTTCGTCGCGGGCAGTTCGCCCTGAACGGTCGCCAGGGCGGCGCGCAGGCGCCAGGGCGCGGCGCCGTTCGCCGCGGTCGGGCTGACCTGGGCGCGGTAAAACTGGGCGACGTCGTCGCCCTTCGGGACTTCGGTCGATGCCAGGGCGGACACGCTGTCGCCCAGGGCGACCGCCCCGTACCACTCGCCCATAGCGAACCGGAACCGCCGGACCTCCGTCACGGTCGCGCTGTTCGCGCACGTAAAAGTCACGGTCGCTTTCAGCGTCCCCGCCAGCCAGCCCGCCAGGCCCGGCGCGACGTTCGGGCGGAACGCGTATTCGTAGGCGCCGCCGCCCGCCGCCGCGCCGATGCCCGCGTTAAATAGGATCGTCCCGACCGCCGGTCCGCCGACCCCGGGGTCGTCGACCTCGATTTTGACATTCGACGTCGTGATCGTCGTCCCGGACGGCGGCGCGTAGTTGACGTTGATTCCGCGGATCGCGACGTTATCCAGGACCCGCGTCGGGTCCTGCAGTTCGTTCGTCCGGACGCGACCCCAGCCGCCGTCGTACTCGGGCCAGTTCCAGGTAATGGTCGGGACCGTTAGGACGATCGTGTAGGACCGGTAGGTCGACCAGGCGGACCAGGCGCCCAGGGTCCGGACCCGGGCGCGCGCGACCAGGGCGCCGCCCGGCAGGTCGACGGCGGGCGTATGGCTGATGGACCCCGCGGACAGCCCGGTCGTCTGATTCGTCCGGACGTATACCGCCGCCTGGCCCGGGGTCGGGGCGCCGCCGGTCGCGGGGTATACCTCGATGTCGTAGACCTCGCCCGCGTCCCCGTCCGGGTCCGACCAGGCGATGGTATGGACCGGGCGTCGGGTCCCGGCGACGCTGGCGGCAGGCGCCGACCAGGCGCCCATGATCGGGATACGGTCGATCGTGAACGCCTTATCCGCGGAGTAGGCGCCCTGCAGCCCAGCGGCGGTCGCCCGGACGCGGGTCGTCAGGTTCCCGGACGGAAGGTCGCTGGTCGGGGTATGGCTGTACGACCCGCCGCTGCCGCCGGTCCAGGTGTAAACGACGGTCGTCCCCTGGCGGACCTCGACCTGGTACGACGTGATCGCGTCCCCGTCCGGGTCGCTGCCGGTCCCGGTCAGGTTCGGGCGCTTACTGGTCGTCGTCCCGGTCGGACCCGTGGCGGTCGCGGTCGGCGCGGCGTCCGTTTCGTACTGGACGACGACGGACGGTCGGTTCGAACTGGACGACGTTTCGTAACTGGAAAACTCGGTGATATCGCCCGACGCGACCCCGATCAGGATCACCCCGTAGTTCGACGCCGCGCCGCCGCCCTCGACACTGGTCGGCGCCCAGGCCCGGACGATCGCCGTGATATCGATATCGACCCAGGTCGCTTCGCTGGTCGGAATGCGCTTCGATGCCTGGCCCGTCGTCGTGTACGACGGTCCTGGGTACACGCTGCCGGACGTCGACCAGCCCGACCCGCCGTCGACCCCGCTGGACGCGCTGTTCGGGGTCCAGGACGACGTACAGCGCCGGACGTAGATATCGGGCGCGGAACTGAATCCGACGTGGACCTGGGTCGACACTTTGATATGCAGGACGGCGGACGTGATCCGCTTAACCGACGACCAGTCCAGGCTGAACTGGACGGCGCCGCGGAAGGTGTAGCCCGACCAGGACCCGCCGACCGGTAGGTGCGGGTCCTGCCCGCCGCCCAGTTCGGTCGACCCCGTGACCGCGTACAGGCTGGATTTCGTGGACGGGAACGTCCTGCTAGGCATCGTCGCCGCCCTTCGGTTCCGGGCGATCGTCCCCAGGCAGCGGGGTCGGGCGATCGTCCAGGCGATCCGCGATCGCCTCGCGCAGCAGGGCGAACGGCGCGCCGGTCGGGCGCTTCGGGATAACCGCGATCTGGATACCCGGTTCCCGGGCGGCGGCGTTCCGCGGCGCCGGGGTCGTCTGATAGGCAGCCCAGTCCGTCCCGGTTTCCAGGACCAGGGACCGGGCGACGGACGTAATCGACTGGTCCATCCCCAGGACGACCGTCAGTTCCACGGCGTCAGGCTGGGCGACCCAGCGGGTCCCCAGCCAGCGGGCGCGTTCGCTGATGTCCGGACCGTGGCCCTGGTCCTGGATCAGGACGATCCCGCCGAACGGCAGCGCCAGCAGCGACGCGATCGCGGACGCGCCCGGGCGGGACGTGATCGATCCGACGCCCTTCGCTGGTTCGCGCGATCGGGTCAGGTAGAACGACGACCATAGGTCGCGGTCCCCATCGGACGCCAGTTCTAGGTCGTTCTGGACGTGCGTATGCGGGCGGTATTTCGTGATCGACGGGCTATCGGAAATGGTCCGCTGGGTCCCGGTCCGGCGCGCCGCCGCCAGGACGTTAACCAGGTCGGACTGGTCGGCGCGCATGGTTAGGTCCGTCAGGAATGCCAGGCTGGGCGGGCAGCCCAGGGTCGCCAGGGGCGCCCCGCCGCCGCCCCAGGCGGACGCCCTGGTCCGGAAGGTGACGACGCCCGCGGGCGTGATCCAGACCGCGCCCAGTTCGTTACGGGCGACCTCGATCAGTTCCGACCAGGCGTCCGACGCGATCGTGCCCGCCTGCAGCGGGACGCCGCCCGCCTGGATATCGCGCCGGTTCGCGGGCCAGGCAGCCAGGTCCAGGATGCGCGTGATCCGCGACGACGTGACCTGGGCAGGGACGGACGTTTCCACGAACTGGACCGCCGCCAGGGCGGCGACGTCGTCCACGATCGCCAGTTCCGATACGGACAGGTCGTGGCGACTGTCATCGATCCGCCCGACGAACGCGGGCGGCTGGCCCGACGACGTGTCGCCCAGGTAAATCGTCACGGGCGTTCCGATCGGCGCCAGGTTCCCCAGCGGTCCGTACGCGCGCTCGGGGTCCAGCAGGCGGATCGTCCCGGACCCCGCGTCCGCCTGGGTCGTGACGCCCTGGTCATTCCCGGCGCCCCATCCCCAGGACAGTTCCAGGACGTCGCAGCCGCTGACCAGGGCGGGCGGGTCGCCCAGGTAAATCGAAATCGGGACCTGGGCGTCCCGCGCGTCCAGCCAGGGCATCCCCCGCAGGCGGACGGTCGCGGACCGCTCCGCTAGGACCATCGCGGGATGACCTGGGCGGGACCGTTCCGGCGGTCGTACGTCCGCAGGGCGCCGATCGTCGCCCGCCCGAATACCTGTCCGTCCAGGACCAGGGTCACGGTCCGCGATGCGGCGGCGGACGTCGACCGGGTCCCGGCGCGCGCCCCGAAGGTCGACGGACCGGCGACGCCCGCTGGCGGCGCCGGGACCATGAATGGCAGCGAAACCTTCGGAATGCCGTTCAGGGCGGACGTGATCTTATCCACGACGCCCTTAATCTTCCGGAAGATTCCGGCGATGAAATCGGCGGCGTTCTGGACGATCTTCCGGATCGCCCCGAATACCGCTTTGACGACGCCCAGCAGGTCGTTAAAGGGCTTCGCCAGGACCCGCGCCAGGGTCGCGAAAATGCCCTGGGCGACCGCCAGGCCCTGGCGGAAAAGGTCCCCGACGATCGCCAGGACGGACTTAACGACCGCCAGCCAGGCGCGGATCGGCGCCAGCAGGACGTCCGCGAATCGACCCATGACCCCGACGACGACCGACAGGACGACCCGGAATAGGGCGGCGACCAGCCCGACGACGGACCGGACCAGGTCCCCGAACGCGCTGATGGGTCCCGACAGGATGCGCAGGACCGGCGCGAATACGGCGCGGATCGTCGCGACCAGGCGCTGAAAAAATCCGATGATCGCGCCGACGACCGCGCCGACGACCGCCTGGACCGCCTCGAATGCGCCGGTCACGATTTCGCGGAACGTTTCGCTGTTCTGCCATAGCAGGACCAGGGCGGCGACCAGGGCGGCGATCGCCAGGACGACGATGCCGATAGGGTTCGCGGTCAGGGCGGCATTCAGCAGCCACTGGGCAGCGGTTACGACCGTCGTAATCGCCTTATACGCGGTCAGCGCGACGTTCACGGCCAGGATGGCGGTCGCCAGGATGCCGACGACGACCGCGACCGCCTGGATCAGGGGCGCGTTCTCGCCCGCCCATTTCGCGACGTCCGCCAGGGCGCCCGACAGCAGGACGACGACCGGCAGCAGCGCCTGACCGATCGCGGCGCCCGCATCCTTCCAGGACGCTTCCGCGACCTGGGTCGCATGCGCCGCGGTATCGGACTCCCGGGCGAACGCGCCCTGGGCGTCGGCGGTCTGTTCGGTCAGCAGGGCCAGGGTCGCCTGGGCTTCCGCGGTCCGCTTCGCTTCCCCTTCCAGTTTGTCCAGGCCCTGGGCTGCCAGGCGGGCGTTAACGTCCGCCTGTTTGATCGCCACGCCGTACTTTTCGATCGGGTCGCGCTCGCCCCGCAGCAGCGACGAAACCGCCGCGACCGCGTCCGCCGTCGTCCCGCCGAAGGTCGCCGCCAGGTCCGCGCCCAGGCGGATCAGGTTATCGGCGGCGGGCGCCAGGTCGTCCGCCGCGGTCCCGGCGTTCTTTAACTGGGCGCCCAGGATCGCGGCGATCTGCGCGTATTCCGACGCCGCCAGGCCGACGTCCGTCGACGCGCTTTTCGCCATCGCCTTCGCGGCGTCGGCGTTGTCCTTATAGACCGATTCCAGGGCGCCGAATGCCTGTTCCGTGTCCGATGCTGCCGCCGCCGCGCCGCCGCCCAGCAGGGCCAGCGCGCCCAGGGCGCCCAGCGCCGGTCCCGCCAGTTTCCCGATGCCCTGTTCCAGTTTCCCGGCGGTCGACGCGGCATCCTTTAGGCCCTGTTGGCCCTTCGTCGCATCGGTCAGGACCTGGATAACCAGTTTCGGTCCCAGGGCGCCGCCCAGCATCAGCGTCGCCGCCTGCTACGGTCGGCGCGTTCCTGCAGCATTTCCAGGGCGGTCGCGATCGACGCGTCGTCCTGTTCCGCCCATACGGACGGCGGGATGCTGGTCGCCAGGGCCAGGTCGACCATCAGCCGTCCCCGACTCCCGGCAGGGTAGGGTCCACGCCCTCGGGCGCGGCGCCCTGGGCGCCCGGGATGGTCTGGACCGCCAGGGCTTCCGTTTCGCTGAACTGTTCCCAGGTCATCCCGTTGATATGCCCCTCCCGCCGGGCGGCGGACCAGGCGACGAACGTCGCCCAGGTCAGGGGCGCCGCCTGGGCGGCGGGCCAGCCGTGTTTCGCGGCGGTCCGGTCCCAGGCCAGTTGATCCGCGTTCAGCGCCTGGACCTCGATTTCGCGTCCGTCCGCCAGGTAGATACGGAAACGCGGGGTCGGCAGTCGATGGTCCGTCATCGATGGTCCGTTCCTTCCTGGGCGCTAGGCGCCCCGTACGCGGTCCAGGTCGTCCTGGATCGCTTCCGCCAGGTCCTGGCGGTAGTCGTCGCCCTGGTCGTCCAGGGTCGGGCGGGCGAATGGCTGCGCCTGCAGGTGACGCGGCGGCGACCCGTATTCCTGGACCGCGCCGTACAGCAGCCCGGTCCCAGCCCGCGCGAAATCGGGTCCGCTGTCGGGCTGGATCGACGCCGCCAGGACGCCCCGTCGACGGGGCGCGCGCGAGCGCATGCCCGCCGCCAGGGCGGACGCGGTCCGGGCGTTCAGCGGCGACTGGTCCGCGATGTCGGTCGCCGCCCGGCGCAGCGTTCGGGCCAGGCGGTCCGCGCCGACGATCCGGACGACCGGCGCCGTCATGCGGTCGCGGTCGCGGCGCCCTTCGCGGTCGCGCGCGCGCCGGTCGCCAGGGGCGTTACGGCGCCCAGGACCGGTTCCCCGACGATCGCCCATTCGAAATCGGACGTCATATTCGCGCCCGCTTCGTCGCCGCCGACCGACAGCGGGTCCACGATCAGCGTCCCGGACACTTCCTGCCCGGCGACCGTCGACGGGACGAACGTGAACGGGACTTCCTCGCCCTTATGGGTCCAGGAATAGTCCACGATCCCAGTCGTCGCGCCCAGGTCCTGGAAAAGCGATCCGGACAGGGCGGCGCTATACGTCCGGTCGCCCGGGACGCTGTCGCCGCATAGGACCTGGACCGGGTCGTCGGCATCGACGGACCAGTCCACGCGGGCGCCGATGACCTGGCAGGTAAAGTCGACCGGGGTCCCGGTTTCCCCGATGGTCAGCAGACCAGGACCCAGTTTTACGGTCGTCGCGGGCATGCTCGATCCTCCGTCAGTCGATGCAGGAATAGCGCAGGGCGGCGGCGCTGGACGACGGGCCATCCGTGCCCAGCGGGACCCGCCACGGTTCGACCTGTTCGATAGTCAGGGTCAGGCCCTGCAGCGCCTGTCCGACCTGTTCCAGCAGGGCGTCGCCCGCTTCCATCGATACCCGCGGATCGCCCGGCAGGACGACGTACACGTACCAGCGATGGGCGATGGCGCAGCCATTCAGCCAGGCCGACCCGCGCCACTCGGGCCAGGCCAGGCCGGGCGTCGGCGTGGCGGGGCGGTAGGCGCTGCCGTCGACCCCTGGGACGGACGACAGCGCCGCCGCCATCGCGGAACGCGTCACGGCCATTTACCCGAATACCAGGGTCCGCGTCGGACCTTCCAGGCGCGCGATTTCGGCGTCCCAGCGCCCCAGGTACACGCCGCCGTATTCGGCGTCGGTCCCCAGGATGCCCAGCGGGACGCCGCGGGCGGCGACGTGACGGGCGACCCGCCGGTACAGCGCCTGGACGATGTCCGGGCGCGGCGAACCGAACGGGTCGAACGTCAGCAGGTCGCCCTGGATCACGCTTTCCGCGTCGATGACCTGGCCCAGGGCAGCGTCGTCCAGGGTCGTCGCCGGGACCTGAATCCAGGCCCGGACGTCGTCCACGGTCGGCGGATACCAGGGGTCAGGCAGGGTCATCGGCGGCGACGTCCTGGGCGTCGTCGTCCTGGGCGCGGTCGGCGCCCGGTCCGCGCGGCTCCGGCAGCGGGCGCCCGTCGACCTCGCCCGATGACTTCGGCGCCTGGGCGTCCGGGTCGGTCGCGTCCGGCGCGTCAGGGACCTTCGGATCGGTCATCGTCAGGACGCCTTTTCCGACCGGGACCGCGCCTGGGCGGCGGCGCCCGTGATTTCCGAAACGGCGCCTGGGGCGACGTAGTTATGGGCGATGTAGCCGCCGTAGGCGACCTCGACGCCCAGCAGGGACGGTTCGACCGCGGTCAGCAGTCCGATGACTTCCTCGTAGACCTCGTAGGCGCCCGACCATCCGACGATCAGCGTTTGGGCCGGGAACGATGGGACGACGATCCGGGACACGCCGTACAGGTTCCCGGCGAACGACGACAGGGACGAATCGCCCGCGGACTGGGTCGCGGACTGGTTATCCAGCAGGGGTCCGACGACGCCCCACAGGTCCGTACTCATCCAGATACGGTCCGGCAGGCGCTTCGCGCTCGCGTAGACCTGGGCTGCCGCGGCGTACAGCGCCTCGGCGGTTTTCGTCAGGTCCAGCGGCGGGATGACCGGAACGCCCGCGTTCACGCCGCCCGCGCCCGCCTGGAACGCGGTAGCGGCAGCCGCTTCGGTCACGATCGCGTACTGGTCCGCCAGGTCGCGGACCAGGATGTCCCAGGCTGCCGGGCTGGTCCAGTCGATGTCCTGGCGGGACACGTCGACGGCGCCGCCGTACGTGCCCTTGGTGAACGGGATTTCCCCGATAACCATTTTCTGCGTCGGCAGTTCCGCCTTTTCCGCGGACTGCGGTCCGACCAGGGTGTGCTGGGTGATCGTCGGGCGCCCGAACGTCTTACCCGGGATGCCGCCCATCGGGCGACCGCCGCCGATCGACGTGATAAACGGGCGGGACGCGTCGATCAGGTTGATAACGGTCCCGACGATCAGGTGCGGCAGCAGGCCGGGCGTGTCGGCGGTCGTCTGATTCTGCAGGGCGTACTGGACGCGCGACTGCGCCTGCGGATCGGCGGGCTGGCGCTGCCCGTGGCGGTCCGACATCAGCCCGCGGGCTGCCATGTAATCGACGATGAACGCGCCGGGCGACTCGTACTGGGCGGCGCCAGCGCGGGCCAGGGCGGCGGCGCGATCCTGGGCGGGCGCCTGGCGGAACGGCGCGACGGCGCTTTCGTGATCCTCGCGCAGGGCTTCGAACTGTTCCAGCGGGTCGATCTGCGCGTCCAGGCGGGCGACCGTCTCGCGGGCGGCGGTCAGGTTCGCCAGTTCGGCGTCGACCAGGTCGCGCCCATCGGCGTCGACGCGGGCCAGCGTGTCATCGATGAACTGGAACTGCCGGGCGCGATCCTCGCGCAGGCGGACCAGGACGGGATTCGGCATCGGTCGGGAACCTCGATCAGCAGCAGCAGGACGACGGTCCCGGGTGCGATCGGGTGGACGGTCGGGTGGTGCCCCAGCAGGGGTCCGGCGCGACGTCCGGCGCGATTCGCGGCGCGGTCGCCGCGACCATACGCCCGAACCTGTACCCCTGTCTAGATATCAGCGATGGTCGGCAGCCCAGCGCCGCCAGGCGGCGACCCGCGGACGGTAGTCGACGCCCTCGCGCGGGCGCTCGGCGGTCCGTCCGTAGCGGACCTGGGCGTCCGCCAGCATCCGGTCGACCGCGTCGACCTGGGCGGTCCCGAATGCCGGGGTCGTCAGCAGCGACGTTTCCAGCAGGCGCGCTTCCAGCCGCGTTAGGCGGTCCATATGGTCGGGACCCAGGTCCGGGTCCCAGGCGTCCGCCGCGACCCGGGTCCATTCGGACCGGATGGGCTGATGCCCGACGCTGAACCAGCGCAGCATCCCTTCGTCCGCCAGGCGCCCCGCTTCCTGGGCTTCCGGACGCGTGTCCAGGCGCCAGTGACCGTATAGCCCATCCTTCCGGCTGTCCCAGGCGTCGCTGATGCCGACCGGCAGCGATCCGTCGTCGTGGAACATCAGCAGCGGCAGCCCTGCCGCCGCTTCCTGGATGGACTTATCGAACGCCCCTGGCGCGACCGATTCCAGGAACCAGCCGCGGTTCGTCCAGACCCCGTACGGGACCGCCAGGCCGGACAGCCCGGTATACAGGTCGCCCGCCCGGGTCGGTTCTAGGGTCGCCTCGTACAGGACGATTTCCGGCGCGCGCGTTCCAGTCATTCGATGCCCTCCGGGGTCGTGGCGACCGGCGACAGGATCGACGCGGGCGGGGCGATGCCCGCGCCCAGGCCCAGGTACTGCCATGCCTGTTCGGTCGTGAAAATGCCCGCCGCGATCGCTTCCGACAGGGTCGTAATCGTCGTCGCGAAATCGTCCCGCGTTAACTGCAGGCGATCGAACCGGACGGACTGCCCGGCGGGCAGCCAGCGGTCCGCCCAGGTCTGTTCCAGGTCGACCAGGACGCTTTCCAGGGACGTTCGCAGCAGGGCCACGTACAGCGGCGCGACGCTCTTATAGGTCAGGCCCTGCGCCTGCCCGTTCAGCCAGTACGCGTCCAGGTTAAAGGCGTTCGCGACGTCGATCAGCGACATCTGGCGCGCCTCGATCATCTGCGAATCTTCGGGCGACCAGCCCAGCGCCTGGACCGTCGTCCCGTACGGCAGGATCGCCGGTTCGCGGACCGGACCGCCGTACTTTTCCAGCCATTTCGCCTTCCCGTCGTCCGCCGCTTCCTGGGACAGGTCGGGATTCGGGGCGATGATGACGACGGACGGGACGCCCGACGACAGCAGCGACGCCCGTTCGTATTCCTCCTCTAGGGCCATCCGGTCGATCGTCCCGGCGTGCTGTTCGATGACCCCGATACCGCGCGCCGGGTTAAACCGATCCGCCGACCGCCGGACGTGGACGACGTCGTCGTACGGCAGTTCCCGCCCGCCGACCCAGTATTTCGGGCGGGCGTCGCCAGGGGTCCAGGTGACGGACGTCCAGGACGCGGGCAGCCAGGAAACCGCCGCGGGCCAGCCCTCCGCGTTCCGGCGCGTAATCAGGGACAGGGCGTTCCCGTGCCATAGGTAGTCCTCGACCTGCAGGGCGACGAACCGCGATCGCG